GAGTTATTTCTACTAGACGGAAAGAAATCTAATCTAGAAGAAAATGATGTTGCACGACGTAATACGATTGCACAACTTATGAGTGATTGGGGTTTGATTAGTATAGCAACAGAAAATGCTATAGAACCGCTCGCACCCATGAGACAAATAAAAATTATCCCATTCAAAGAAAAGAATGATTGGGAACTTTGTCCGAAGTATAATATCGGAAGTAAATAATGTATAGGGTAACAGGTTATTTCAGCAATACAAAGGTCGTGCAAACATTCTATAATGTTTACGATGCTATTGAGTTTAAAGATATTGTTGATGCAAATTATCCTATAAAAGTGACATTTGAAAAGGGAGTATATCCTATGAGAACATTTATAGTAAATTCGTGGAATCATGTTATGAATCATGAATTAAATCCACTTAGACACATTCCAGACTTACAGACACGACATGTTGTCATGCAGTTTCTTGCATGGATGTGGTGTATTATTTTTTCTATGAGTCTTGGATCAATTACCGTCTTCGGTGTAAGTGCAGTTGCCCATGCTCTGTTAATTGCAGGCATTGTAGTAACTGTTGGTACATTTGAAACTGCTAAACGTAAACCACAATATTTTGGTGGATTGGGTCGTGCCAATGGCGGTGAACACGAATAAAATTATATATAGTAATAGAGACGCCGAATAGTCGGGTCTCGTTTTTAACCTTGCAAGTCATTGGAGGTACATATGACTGGATTAGTTTACCCACGCAGTGGGTTCATCGGTTTCGACCACATTTTCGATCAGCTTGAAAACATTCACAAGCATGCGAAAGATACCTATCCCCCACACAACGTAGTAAAAGACGATGAGTTTAGATTCTGTCTAGAACTAGCAGTGGCGGGATTCAAACAAGATCATATTGACATTGAAGTTAAGGATCATGTCCTTACCATCAAAGGTGACCGTCCTCAGCGTCGGCAACCGGACAAGTATGTTCACAAAGGTATCAGTGCAAGAAACTGGAAAAAGTCGTTTAGACTGTCGGAATATACCGAAGTAATCGGAGCAGATCTGCAGGACGGAATCTTGACTGTCGACTTAGAAGTCGTCCTTCCTAAAGAAAAGCAGCCTCGTAAAATCACAATTGGTCAAAACGAGGAAAACGAAAATGACAACAATAGCAATAAACGTGGGTTTTTCAATAGCCCAAGCAATCGCTGATTTCTTTTCAGGAATCGGTAAGTCAATGGTTATGGCACGTGGTGCGCATGCTAACTATGAAGTTGCCCAGCATCTTCAGCATGAGTATCCCAATATGTCACAAGCAGAGATCGCACATATGCTCAACGATCGTTTACGCAAGGAGGTTTATGGTGCTTAATTTTATTAAAAAACTATTTACTCCTTCGGATCCTGTTCAAAATTACCTAGCAAATGCACATGATGTGTATGATCTAGAAAACCGTTTGAAAGAACTCCGTCGTAAAGGAATCTGGCTATGAAGTCGCTTGCATTCTACTTAGCACTATTCGGCATTGCATTTGTAGTTAGTTCTGCCAATGCAATGACTATCGAAATGCTAAACAAAGACGACGCTGGAAATAAAATGATTTTCAGTGAAGAATTAGCAAAAGTAGATGTAGGGGAAACGGTTACTTGGTTGCCAACATCAAAGGGACATAATGTCGAAATGATCGCAGGTCCTGATGGTGCTGAACTTCCTAAGAAATCCAAAAATGGAAAAGAAGTTTCTATCACATTTGAAGTGCCAGGAATCTATTACTATTGGTGCACACCACATAAAGGCATGGGCATGATTGGTCTTGTCGTGGTTGGTGATGATACCAGTAATAAAGATGATATTGCCAAAGCAAAGGCACTTGGTAAATCAAAGAAGAAACTGAAAGCATTGCTTGGAAATCTGTAAGTTGAAGCGTTAAAATAAAATAAATAGGTGGGAGCAGGTGACTGCTCCCATTAACTATAGGAGGATAATATGATGAGTCAAGAACGTATATGTGGAACTTGCGGAGACCGTTGCCATTGTTATCAACCAGAATGTGAAGAATCAATAGGTGTTGGTATGACAGATAAATATCAGCGTTGCGGTTGTAAAAACTGTGATTGTAAAAAAGACATACCAAACAGTTTTACGAGAAGGAACTAAACTATGAATATAGATGAACTCAGGGAACAATTAAAAATTGATGAAGGAGTTAAACATGAAATATATCTTGATCATCTCGACTTGCCTACTTTTGGCATCGGTCATCTCATTAGGGATGATGATCCAGAATGGGGCGAACCCGTCGGAACAGAAATTTCAGAAGAACGAGTCAACGAGTGTTTTGCCAGAGACGTCGAAATCGTGCTAGATGACTGCAGGATTTTGTATCCAGACTTTGATGATTTACCAGAAGAAGTTCAACAGATTGTAGCGAACATGATGTTTAACATGGGTCGACCTCGCCTTTCTAAATTCAAAGGAATGAAACGTGGAGTAGACGCAAAAGATTGGAATGCTGCGGCAGATGAAATGGTTGACAGTGCATGGTATCGGCAGGTTACAAATCGTGCTGACCGTCTAGTAGAAAGAATGCGCAATATTTAAATTAATTAAAAATAAAATGGTTTACTTATTACTGCAAATATGATATAATACTGTATGTCTTTTTATACCTCAGTTACACGTTTCGGTAATTCTTTCCTCTATCGCGGATATGATGATAGAGGAAAGCAAGTATCGAAAAAAGAATACTTCAAACCTAAACTATTTGTTCCATCTAAAGAGGATACAGGTTGGCGTGGACTTGACGGCACTATGATTGGTGCTGTTGAGTTTGACGATATGCGTCAAGCAAAAAACTGGATGGAACAATATTCTGATGTGTCCAGTTTTAATATCTATGGGCACACTAATTTCACTCACCAGTACATCACATCTAAGTTTCCTAGAGATATAGAATTTGATCGTGATATAATTAATGTCACGACTATCGATATTGAAACTGAATACAATGATGGATTTCCTGAACCTAAAAACGCAGATCAAAAAATTACTGCTATCACTATCAAAAATAATATTGATGGTGTGTATCGCGTATTTAGTTATGGTGATTATGATGTAGAGAAAGCACTTATCCAACCTGTAAAATATTATAAGTTTGATGACGAGTATCAACTACTCTTAAAGTTCTTGGACATCTGGCAAGCATATATGCCTGACGTGGTTACAGGTTGGAATGTACGTTTCTTTGATATTCCCTATCTTGTTAATCGTGTTGCTAAAATACTTGGTGTAGATCAGGCAAAGAAGTTCAGTCCTTGGGGTATGATTGATTATCGTGAAGTCACACGTATGAATAAAAAGGATATGACCTATGAGATTCAAGGTGTTGCCACTCTTGACTATCTTGAACTGTTTCAAAAATATGGATATGCTTATGGTAAGCAGGAATCATATTCACTGAACCATATCTCGTATGTCGTGCTTGGTGAAAAGAAACTTTCCTATGAAGAAAGTGGTTCACTCAAAAACCTTTATGTTGATGACTTCCAAAAGTATATTGACTATAACATGAAAGATGTGCAACTCGTCGATCGTATTGAAGATAAGATGGGTTTGATTACATTGATCATGACCGTGGCATATAAGGGTGGTGTAAACTACAGAGATGCTTTCGGTGTAACAGGTATATGGGAATCTATCATCTATCGTAAACTAAATCGTGATAAGATTGCTCCACCTGCAGGTAAGTCTGACTTTGTAAAGGGTGGACAGTTTGCTGGTGGTTATGTTAAAGAACCTATGGTCGGTTCTCATGATTGGGTTGTTTCGTTTGACTTAAACAGTCTATATCCTAATATCATTGTACAGTGGAATATGTCCCCAGAAACTTTGAAAAGGGAAAACACTACAACCAGTGGTGTAGACCATTATCTACAGTTCTTCGATACAGATAGCGATCCTATTCATCCTGTTGCTCGTCAAAAGGATTTGGCAGTTGCGACCAACGGTTCTACATACAGCAAAGAAAAAGATGGCGTTATCCCTAATCTGATTATCGAATATTATGATGATCGTCGGTCTGCTAAGAACCAAATGCTTGCCGCAGAGCAGGCATATGAAAAACAAAAGACGTATGAACTAGAGAAAGAAATTAATCGACTACAAAATCAACAGATGGCGATTAAGATTCTTATGAACTCTTTGTATGGTGCACTTGGTAACCAATATTTTAAATATTTTGATCTACAGATTGCAGAGGGTGTAACTCTTACTGGTCAGATGGTAATTCAGTGGGCAGAACGTGCCATGAACAAAGCAATGAATGAGGTATTGAAAACCAATGGAAAAGATTACGTTATTGCTATTGATACCGATTCTCTTTATGTTAATTTCGCTCCCCTTGTAAAACAACTCAATCCTAAAGACCCTGTGAAGTTTCTTGACAAGATATGTCAGGAACACTTTGAACCTATCATCGGTAATTCATATAAAGATCTGTACAGTAAATTTAATTGTCACAAACCACGTATGGAAATGGGTCGTGAGGTTATCGCGGATCGCGGTATATGGACTGCAAAAAAACGATATATTTTAAATGTGCATAATAGTGAAGGTGTGCAGTATGCTGAACCGAAACTCAAGATCATGGGTATTGAGGCGATCAAATCATCCACTCCTGAGATTGTCCGAGATAAATTCAAAGAGATATTTAGGGTCATCATATCAGGCAACGAAAAAGATGCTCAGAACTTCATACAGAAATTCAAACAGGATTTCAAATCGCTCCCGCCCGAAGCAGTGGCATTTCCGAGGTCTGTCTCGAATATTACTGACTGGAGTGATCGCAAAACTATTTACAAGAAGGGTACACCTATTCACGTTCGTGGGTCGCTCCTCTATAACAAAACGATAAAAGATTTTAAATTAAATAATAAATATGAACTCATTGTAAACGGTACAAGAATCAAATTCTGCTATCTTAAAATGCCAAACACACTCAAAGAAAATATCATCGCCTTTCCGGATGTTATTCCTAAAGAAGTGGCACTAGATAAGTTTGTAGATTATGAAAAGCAGTTTGATAAAACTTTTGTAGAACCACTTAAACCAATCCTTGACGCTATGAACTGGTCGGTCGAGGAACAATCAACACTGGAGGATTTCTTTGGATAAAACTAATTTTGAAATGGTCGGAGACTTTATGGAGACGTTCGGACAGGACGTAAAGAAGGATCCTGACTTCCCCAGCGAAGAAACTCAAAAACTAAGACTTGAGTTAATCGCCGAAGAACTTGAAGAAATGTGGGAAGCGATTGAAGATAA